GAAGTACCTGCTCTACCAGAACTTCCATTATTACCTGTTGAACCATTTGTACCTGAAGTTGCACTAGCACCTGAAGTACCTGCTTTACCACTTGTACCTGAAGCACCACCTGAACCTACTGTTCCTGAAGTTGCTGATTTTCCTGATGTTCCTGCATTACCTGAAGTACCTGAAGCTCCTGAAGAACCTTTAGTACCTGAAGTACCAGATAAACCACTTGTACCACTTCCTCCATCTGTACCTGAGGTACCTGCTGAACCATTAGTTCCACTTACTCCTGAAGCACCTGATTTACCTGAAGAACCATTATCTCCTGTAGTACCATTTGAACCTGAGGTTGCGCTAGCACCTGAAGTACCTGCTTTACCTGATGTACCTGAAGCACCACCTGAACCTACTGTTCCTGAAGTTGCACTTTTTCCACTTGTACCTGCTTTACCAGAAGTTCCATTAGCACCTGTAGTACCATTTGTTCCTGAGGTTGCGCTAGCACCTGAAGTACCTGCTCTACCAGAACTTCCATTATTACCTGTTGAACCATTTGTTCCTGAAGTACCTGATAAACCACTTGTACCTGAACCTCCGTCTGTACCTGAGGTACCTGCTGAACCGTTAGTTCCACTTACTCCTGAAGCACCTGATTTACCTGAAGAACCATTATTTCCTGAAGTACCTGAAGTACCATCTTTACCACTTGTTCCTGCTGCTCCTGTTGTACCAGAAGTACCTGCTTTACCTGAAGTTCCTGATACTCCATTTTTACCTGAAGTACCTGTTGAACCGTTTGTACCACTTGTACCTGCTACCCCACTTGTGCCACTTCCTCCATCTACTCCTGATGTACCACTAGAACCACTAGTTCCACTTACACCTGAAGCACCTGATTTACCTGAAGAACCATTATCTCCTGAGGTACCATTTGAACCTGAAGTTGCGCTGGCACCTGAAGTACCTGCTTTACCACTTGTACCTGAAGCACCTCCTGAACCTACAGTTCCTGAGGTAGCACTTAAACCTGATGTACCTGCTTTACCACTTGTACCTGCTGCACCTCCTGAACCTACTGTTCCTGAAGTTGCACTTTTTCCACTTGTACCTGCTTTACCACTTGTACCTGAAGCTCCTGAAGAACCTTTGGTACCTGAAGTACCAGATAAACCACTTGTACCTGAACCTCCATCTGTACCTGAGGTACCTGATGAACCTGCAGTACCTGAAACTCCTGAAGCACCTGATTTACCTGAAGAACCTGCTGAACCTGTTGAACCACTTGTACCAGAAGTACCACTTACACCTGAAGTACCACTAGCACCTGTACCTGAAGTACCAGTACTACCTGCAGTACCTGAAGTACCTGAAATAGCACTTGTACCACTAGCACCATCTATACCACTTGTTCCTGCTGAACCTGTAGTTCCTGAAACACCACTTGCTCCACTTTTTCCTGACGTACCAGTATTACCTGAAGTACCTGCTGAACCTGTAGTTCCACTTGTACCTGATTTTCCTGAAGTACCTGCTACACCGTTTTTGCCATTTGTACCAGCTGAACCATTTGTGCCACTTGTACCCGCTACCCCACTTGTACCACTACCTCCATCTATACCTGAAGTTCCTGATGAACCTGCAGTACCTGAAACTCCTGAAGCACCTGATTTACCTGAAGTACCTGTTGAACCTGAAGTACCTGAAGTACCTGAAATACCTGAAGTACCACTTTTTCCTGAACCACTTGTACCTGTACTACCCGCAGTACCTGAAGTACCTGATTTACCTGAGGTACCTGATCCTCCATCTATACCTGAAGTTCCTGCTGAACCTGAAGTACCTGAGACACCGCTTGCTCCATTTTTTCCTGAAGTACCTGCTGAACCTGTAGTTCCTGAAGTACCTGATTTACCTGAAGTACCTATTACTCCACCTTTACCATTTGTACCATTTGAACCATTAGTTCCTGAAGTACCTGCTAAACCACTTGTACCTGAACCTCCATCTATACCACTTGTTCCTGAAGAACCAGAAGTTCCACTTACACCTGAAGCACCATTTTTACCTGAAGTACCTGTTGAACCTGAAGTTCCTGAAGTACCACTTACACCAGAAGTACCACTTTTTCCTGAACCACTTGTACCAGTACTACCTGCAGTACCTGAAGTACCTGATTTACCTGAGGTACCTGACCCACCATCTATTCCACTTGTTCCTGCTGAACCTGAAGTTCCTGAAACTCCACTTGCTCCATTTTTTCCTGAAGTACCTGCTGAACCTGTAGTTCCACTTGTACCTGATTTTCCTGAAGTTCCTATTACTCCAGCTTTACCATTTGTACCTGATGAACCCGTAGTTCCTGAAGTTCCACTAACACCTGAAGTTCCTGATCCTCCATCTATACCTGAAGTTCCTGATGAACCTGAAGTACCACTAACACCTGAGGCACCACTTTTACCTGATGTACCTGTTGAACCACTTGTACCTGAAGTACCTGATTGTCCTGATGTACCACTTTTTCCGGTACCACTTGTACCTGTACTACCCGCAGTACCTGAAGTACCTGAGATAGCACTTGTACCACTACCTCCATCTATACCTGAGGTACCTGATGAACCTGCAGTGCCACTAACACCTGAGGCACCACTTTTACCTGAAGTACCTGAAGAACCAGATGAACCTGATTTACCTGAAGTACCATTTGTTCCTGATGAACCTGATTCACCTGATGTACCTGACCCACCATCTATTCCACTTGTTCCTGCTGAACCTGAAGTTCCTGAAACTCCACTTGCTCCATTCTTTCCTGAAGTACCACTTGAACCTGTAGTTCCTGAAGTACCTGATTTACCTGAAGTTCCTATTACTCCATCTTTACCTGAGGTACCTGATGTACCTGATGTACCACTTGTACCTGAACCTCCGTCTGTACCTGAGGTACCTGATGAACCTGCAGTACCTGAAACACCACTTGCTCCCCCTTTTCCTGAAGTACCTGTTGAACCTGAAGTTCCTGAAGTACCTGAAATTGCACTAGTACCATTAGCTCCAGTACCGCTTGTACCAGTTGAACCACTAGTACCTGAAGTACCTGCTATACCATTTGTACCACTTCCTCCATCTATACCTGAAGTTCCTGCTGAACCTGAAGTTCCTGAAACACCACTTGCTCCTTGTGCTCCTGAAGTACCTGATGAACCTGAAGTTCCTGAAGTACCTCCTACACCATTTTTACCTGAAGTACCAGATGAACCACTTGTACCTGATGAACCATTAACACCTGAGGTACCTGCAACTCCTGTACCACTAGTACCTGTTGAACCACTTGTACCTGAAGTACCACCTTGACCTGAAGTACCAGAAAAACCTAAAGTACCTGAAGTACCACTTGTACCTGAAGTACCTGCTGTACCTGATGTACCAGAAGTACCTGATTTACCTGAAGTACCACTATCACTTCTACCACTCGAACCTACAGAACCACTCGAACCACTTGTTCCAGCTCTACCTGAAGTACCTCCAGAACCTCCATCACCAGAAGAACCTACAGTACCACTAGTACCTGAAGTACCTGCTGTACCATTTTGTCCTGATTGACCATTTGAGCCAAAAGTACCATTTGTACCTGATTTTCCTGAAGTACCAGATGAACCTGTAAATCCTGAGGTACCATTTATTCCTGATGATCCACTTTCTCCTGAAGTACCTGAAATTCCTGAAGTACCACTAATACCTGAAGAACCTATTTCTCCAGATGTACCTGAAGTACCAGAGGCACCTGATGTACCACTTGTACCTGATGAACCTGCAGTACCTGATGTACCACTTGTACCTGAAATCCCACCAGCTCCTGGTAGTGTTCTATATTGAATTTTTTTAGTTGTTGTATCGTAAGTGGCTACTGTAAATAAATCTGCTCTTTCAGTAAGTGTATCAATAGTTAAAGGATCAGTTCCATTTATATCAATAGATCCTGTTAATTTTAAAGCATTACTATTATAATCAAAAGTAAAATTATTTGAACCACTTAATTCAGTATTACCTAAAATATCTTTAGCAAATTGAACCTCTGTATCTGAACCACCAGCACTATCACCTTCTGGGATGTTAATTGTAACTCCACCATTTGGTAAAGGAGTTACATCTACACCTCCACCTATAAAAAATAAAGATTGTGCATAATTAACTTGAGAACCAGTGTAGTATACTTGAACACCACCAATTCCAGGCATAGTACTTAAATCTATACTTTGGGATAAAGGAGGTGTACTTCCTGTAAAGAAAAAATTAATTACATTCCCCGCCAGTGAACTAGAATAATAAAGGGATGAAAAATTCCCATCTACTTCACTAAATGTTAACTCGGAGCCCTTATTTTGTCTTAATATAATACTCATTCTTCGTTAAAGTTTGCAGGGTTTGTATCATTTTTTATCTCTGTTGGGTCTGGTTGTTTATAATTATTTATTTTATTTATGTCTGTCATAGAAGTTTCCATATCAAATATAATTCTCGACTTATCACTATATTTTTTAATAGCAGTCATATCTTTTTGTATTGTATCTGGTACTACATATCCATATAATTTTAAACTAAAATTAGATTTTACTAATCTTTCCCCACCAGTTGTAATTTCAAGTGGTGTAGCAAAATTATCTACTCTTGCTATAAACTGGAACTGTTCTGGATTTCCCCAATATGCATCTGAAGCATAATTGATGGCTTCAATTAATTTATTTAATTGTTCAATATAGTACGTAGATATAATGAAGTCGTACGTTATATTTACATAATCAGGCATAACAACAGCATAACGCGTTTTAGTTGGTATAACATTATTTAACATGTTAAAATTGCTGTAGGTGTTTGCTGGGTTATAGTTTTTAGTAAAAAGTTGGACATTATGTGGGTTGTTAGAATCTAATTTATTAGATAAACTTCTAACTTTTTCTATATTATTACGTTTAAAAGTAATAAGAGGCATCATTATTTTACCTTTTTGGTCTCTATAATATCCGTCTTTTTGTACTTGTTTCCATCTTTCAGGATTACCATAAATAACAGGTACTTTCTGTACTACACCATTTTGTATTACAGTAGGTTTAATTACATTTTCAAAATAGTAAAATATAGCTTCATCAATTTCTTTAAATCCTAAAGTAAAAGGTTTAGTAGTATCATTTCTAAAAGAAGTTTGTTCACCTCTATTAAAAGTAGATGGTGGGTTTGGATTACCAATTTCAGAAAATCCCATAGCACCTGCTGGGGGTGTATAAGGCTCAATTTGAGAATTCATTATTTCTCTTTGAGTTTTTGGTACTGGTATTTTTCCTTTTTCTGCCATTTTATACAAATCTTTCTCTTGTAATTCCTACTTTATCTCCTGGTACATAATGAGTTTCACATATTACTGAAACGTTATATCCAAATTTATCTAAATCAGGATTCCAGTTTCCTGGTTGGTTTGGATAATCAGGATTTTTACCCATATAATATTGGTTAGCTATAACATTATCTACTTCATAGTATCCTTCATTATATAATATAATATCTCCAACTTCGGGAACCAACTCTGCTCCATAATTATGATCAGTAGGAGAAAAATTTTCATTAAAATCTTCTGCTGCTGATAATAAATCATCCCTTAAAAATTTAAAAGTAGCACCCCAACTAAAATCTGTACCTAAATCAGTTTCGGGGTACTCTTGATCTCTTCTTTCTATTAAACAGTTTAATAAAACAGGACCCATATAATATTTTTCTTCTGCAGCTTCACCATAAAGGTTAACTTTAGTTTCTTCTATTTTATACTTATAAAAGGCACACTGTTGGGTGATTATATCACCCATCAGTTCTCTATTTAAATGTCTAAATAGACTTATATCTCTTGCACCTCCAAATAATGCCATATCTTATCCTATATAAATTGGAAAGGGAACATTGCTTAATTCTTTCTGAATGAAATCACTTTCAGCCGCTCTTCTTTCTAATAATTTTTCTCTTGACGTTTCTCCTAAATAAGCTCTTAATCTATCAATTAATCTTTCCTTTTCACTTGTTGCTGCAGTTATTAAGTCAGATTGGTTTAATTTTACAGTATCATTAGGTATTGGGACTGTATCATATTTACCTCTAACATACCCTAACATTTCTTTACATATTGCTAAAGCATATTCAAATATCCAACTTCTACCTACGGAATTAATTTTATCGTAATTAGGGTTTTTATAAGGTACATCATAAATATTAGCAATAGCACTAGTTTCTCCTATTATAAAAGAAGCATCTGAGCGTTCTGAACCTAAAATATATTCAAAATACATTTTATCTACAGTGCCATCTGGGATTGGGAATATTCTTAAATGGTTGTTATGCATCTCAAATGAGTAATTTGATCTTCTTATAGTATCACTCATTTCTATTTGTTGGATAACTTGTAAATCATAATTTAAAGGCATTAATACAAAATTAATTGCAGGGGAATAATTACCCCAACCAAATGTATCCATCATATTCATTACACCTTCTCCTGTACCTACATAGGGATCAAAAAATTTAACAATTGCAGGAGGAGATTCATAAAACACTCTCATGATTTCTATATCGTGTTTTTTATAATGAGGAATATTTTCTTCTGCCCAATCTTCTAAATTATAATCTTGAACTGATGCTGTTAAATTAACATATCCTTTATGCCAATCTACATTTCCTCCAGTTCCAGCTTCAACACCATATTGTTCTGCCATTTGAATGATACGACCTAAATTAGGAACTACTATAGTTTCTTCCATATCTAATTTAGCAGCATTTGCACCTTCTAAAGTTAAATAATTATCTCTAACTTTATAGGCATATAATTCATTAGCATACACAGTTATAGCATCTTCTAATGCTGTGTAAAAGTTAAATTTTTGCAATTCAATATCAACTAGTGGGTAACCTAATCTTTGAGCAGCAAATTTTGCAAATTTATCTGCATCTTTCTGAAATTCAGGATCATTATCATAAAACCCAAAAGGTGTATCTCCTGGTTGAAATGAACTAGATCCGGGCCATATTGGTATATTTGCCATATTTTTTTCTTTTATGCGTTATCTGTGTTAACTACCACATACTCTACATCTAAACTAGAGCTTAATGAATATAAAACTATATTAGTTATATCATCAGGAAATGTCCCATTAAAATTACTTCCAGTTACACTAGGGCTTGAAAACATAAGGGAAGATTCTGGAAGGCATTCCATACTCCAATTATCACTATTAGATGAAGTGAATGAAACTGCTAATGAAGATGATGTATCTAAATTAGAGATTCTAACATATTTCATACTACTAGATGGAAAAGTACCTGCACCAGGATCTACACCATTAACATTAATTAAATCGATAGAAGTAGTTGGGGGTAGTGTAACAATTCTTCTATCCACATTAGTTATATCTTTTAAAGTAAAAAAAGTTTCATTTAAAGTTTTTATACCTTTAACTATATGTTCTTCCTTAATTTTTATGTGGAAGGTTGTAGGTGTTAGTGTTGATGCCATGCTGTTTTTGTTATAAATATTATAAAATTGTTTTCCATTTTAAAAGCCAATAAAAACATTAAGTTTTTACTTTTTTGAACGACCTGAAGTTCCAGAAGAACCTAATTTTATTCCTTGCTCACTTGCATCTTCATAAAGACTAATTAAATCATCTACAATAGGATCTCTATGATTTTGAATCAAAGTAATAGAACACATATTTTTAATTTTTCTAGCTGATTTGTATAAAAATCTAAATCCAGATTCTCGTTTTGATTTTAAATCAACTTGATGATCATCACCACATACAATCATTTTACTTCTTAAACCAATTCTTGTAGCAATCATTTCCATTTGTTCATGAGTAACATTTTGTGCTTCATCCACAATTATACATGAATCTAAAAATGTTCTACCTCTCATAAATGCTAAAGGAACAATTTCTATTTTACCATCTTCAATAAGTTTTTCTACCTTTTCTTTATTATGAAGGGCATACATATTTTGGTAAATAGGTTGAATCCAAGGATCCATTTTTTCTCTTAAATCTCCAGGTAAAAATCCAATTTCTTCTTTTGAAACTGTAGGTCTAGTTATAATAATTTTTTCGTAATGTCTTCTTAATACCCCATCTAAAGCTATTTGACAAGCTAATAAAGTTTTACCTGAACCTGCTCTACCTGCTAAAATAGTTAAAGTATGATTTAGTATTTCTTCTTTTGCTTTCTTTTGTTCTTCGTTTAATTGAATTTTAAATTTAATAGGGTTTTTGATTACTCTTTTTTTTCTGAAGACTTCATCTTCATGATGATTTGAGGTCATACTTTTCATATTTTATTTATAATAACTTTTTATCAATTATACATATTGAAAAAAAAAGACCCGCTTGCGCGGGTCTTCTTAAATTAATAATCTAGGTTAGATTAGATAGAGTTTAAACCACTAACTTGGATCTTACCATAGAATTCTGGACGAACCACTTTCTTAGCGTATCTAGTCAATAGACCTTTACGTGGTGTGAAAGTATCTGGATCGTAAACCATTGGAGTCATGATTAATGGAATGTATGGAGCGAATACCGCACCTGCTTCCAAGAATTGACCACCTCTGAATCCCATTAAAATGGTATTTTCAGTCATGTATGGGTTTTTGTAAACTGTGTATCTGTTATTGATAGCACCTGCTTTCTGAACACCAAACGCATAAGTAGCTTTACTTACATCACCGTCAGAGTTACTAGCGTATCCTGGGATTGATTCCAAAATAGTAGCTACTGATGGAGAACATACTAAGAAATTAGCACCACCTCTAAGAGTTTTCTGGTGAATAATGTTGCTTAGTTTTTGCATTTTAGTTCCTAAAGTTTGGAACCACTGACCTTGTGTGTTGTAGAAACCAGCAGTGTTGTCGAATGCAGTTCCAGCAGCATTAATAGTGTTGTTATTAATAGCTGACCAGAACTCAGTTCCAGCACCTGCAGACTCAATCAACATATCAAGAATTTCAAGATCAATCTCTAAAGAGATATACTCACTCATGATTGAAGTTAATTCAGCTTCAGCATCTAGAGAATGGTAAGCGTTCAAATCTTGAGCGAACTCAGGAGTCCAAACAGCTTTCAGTTTTCTAGTTTTAGCTACGATAGCTTCACTTCTCATCTGAACATTGATTTCAGGAATTGTGATTGGGTTGTTGTTACCATTCAAGTTGTTATTTCCTTCTTCGAAATCACCTCTATCAGCGTCAGTAGGTTGAAGTACATATTCAACTGTTACAGAACCACCATCACCAGTTGGAGCTAATGATCCAGTAGAGAGGAATGAAATTGTAGCACCACCTGCGTATTGTGTGAAAGCTGATGTTTGAATACCATCTGCACCTGCTACGAATGATCCAGTATGTACTTGGAATGCTCTAACTGCTTTAGTATCTAAATTACCTAAAGATGAAGTAGGAACAGTAAATTTAACGTATTCTGCAAAAGAAGCAGAGTAAGTAGAATCGAAATTGAAATCTGCCCACGTAGCAACTCCTAATGCTGTTGATGCTGTAGTAGCTACAGCTAAAGATGAAGTATCGTTGATAGAATAACTAAATCTACCAGCACCATAAAGACCACCTGTAGCACCGTTTCCGAAAGGAGCGTTACCATCTTGATCACCGTACATTGAATCACCTACAGCGAATGGAGATTTTGCAGTTCCATATTGGAAATCTAGATAAAATACTAGACCTGATGGTAAGTTCATTGGTTGAACCGAAACGAATTCTTTCGCTGCGATTTGTCCAAATACTTTTCTTACCAATGGAAGAGCTACACCAGCCCATTGAGCACCTGTACCTGGAGAAAATGTTCCAGCACCAGCACCACCACCTGTGTTTGATTCCTCAGTTACTAATTGCTTAGCCTGATTTTCTAGGATCATAGACATATTGTTTTTGTCAGTTTCGCCTTCGATACCTTCTAACAATCCTGTCTTTCCCCATTTGTTGGCTAATCTTGCAGCATCGCTTTGCAATGACTTGTAAGGATTAGCACTTTCTAAAAGAGAATTTAATTGACTCATTTTTTTTTGTGTTTTTTAGTTGTTGTTGTTTTTAAAAATTAAATAATACCTGCTAATTTTTTAAATCTATTAACCATTTCATCTGATTCAACAATTGGCTTTTTCTTAGCTACTTTTGGAGTAATACTAGTTTTAGAAGCTCTTCCGATTACACTTTCGTTTACTGATTTCTTTTTAGAAACGATGTTCTCAGAAATAGTAGAATATACTATTTTTGCTTCCTTAACTGTAGTTGCTTTATCAAATGCACCTAATACTTTAGCTTTTTGTGATTCAGTCAAGTTTTTAGATTTGAAGATTTTGTTAGCGTAGAGAAGTTTAGCATTCAATAAGTTGATTTCATTGAGTTCTGATCTTAATGTTGCAATAACATTCATTGCTTCATCTAAATCTTTTTTCATTTCATACATCTCATCATCACCTTCATCTACTTCTTCTTTTGCTTCAGAAACGTCAACGGAAACTTCTTCGTCATCTTGGACTTCGATTTCTCCTTCATCGCTTACTTCCACATCAACGTCATCTTCGAATGATTCACCAGCTTCTAATTCGCCTGCGTTAACCATATCTTCGATTACGTCTTCAATAAATGCTTTAAGGTCGTCTTCTGACATATCTTCAAGGTCGATGTCTTCATCATCCTTGTCTTCCATGTCTTCTTTCTCGTCTTTCATACCATCTAAGTAGCCTTCTTCTTCAGCATCAGTACGTTCGTCCTCTTTCAAGTCCTCTTTTTCGTCCTTCATACCATCCAAATAGCCTTCTTCTTCAGCATCTGTACGAGCGTCTTCCTTAAGATCTTCATCTTTTTCTAACTCTGCCAAAATTTCGTCTAAGTCCATATCATCATCTTCTTTGATTTCACGATCTTTTTCAGTTGCTTTCATAGCACCTGCTTCAGGTTTTCCACCTTCATCTTCACCGTGTCTCATATCAGGATCTGACATTTTCTCTTCCATTTTTTCAGCATCGTCTTTACCTTCATCTACCTCGTCGTAGCCTTCATCTACATCTTCTTTATCCATTTCCTCTATTTTACTAGCGAACATAGATTGAAGTTGTGGAGTAAACGCTTCTTCAAGAGCGACTTTGGCATTTGCTATAGCTGATTCTTTTACAGCTTTAGCATCGGCAATAGCCTCTTGTAAAAATTGTCTGTTCATTTTCCTAAAATTTGTTTTGGGAACTACGTTTATTCAAGAAACGTAATGGGGGTTTTTATTTGATTAATGTCATATCAGAAATGACATATTATGTTGATACGTATGTAAAAATATCTTAAAGTCGCAATTGAAAAAGAAAGCCCGCTTTCGCGGGCTTAACCAAAGGAATAAAATCCTAAGGGGGGGAGGGTTATATAATCGGACATTGTCCGTTGGAGCAAAGTATTTCGGATATAATAGAATTAACTTTTTTATAATCTGTTTGTTTAGAAAAATCTAAACCTTCATTTACTAAATGCATAAAAGAATCTGGGTTAGATGGTGTTGATACGAAATCCCAACATAGTAATTCAAAGTCATCTTGTACTTCCATTACTTCACCCATTTGTTTTAGTGAACCCATACCACGAGATGAAACACCTACTGTAATACCATTATCAATAAGTGCTTTTAAAATATTACCTGAAGGGGTAGGTAAAATTTCTATCTTACCCATTACATTATCTCCATCCCACCACATATCTGATATATTATGTGATACATTTTTTAAGTTAATTACTGAAGATTCTGGATGGTCTAATTCACCCATTGCTCTATGCTCTTTAACAAGAGGCATATATTTGTCAATTTCTCTTTCCCATAAATCCTTAGAATAGTATCTACCATTGCCATTTTTTACTTCGGCAGTAGCTAATATACCTTCTACTAAAGGTAAACCTCTTTTAGAGACTTTATTCTCAGTAAGAGATATTGGATTTACCTTAAATAAATGGGTTTCTGTTAATAAAACTGACATATTAATCTTCGTTTTGGGTTTCGTCTACTACTTCTTTTCTAGAATATGATTTACCACACATTTTTTCATACAATTTTTCCATTCCAGCTTTTTTCTTTTCTAAAAGCTTAATTTCTTTTTGCATTTCTTTCATTTTCTTTTTATCTACTAATTCAGATAAACTTTCATCTTCTGATACCATAGATAATCTTTCATTTTTACTTGAAATTATTTCTTCAAGGGCTTCAATTTGCATTTCTAAAGTTGCAATTTTACCATTTCTTTCAATTTCAGATAATTTAGAATCAGTGGTTTCTTTTTTAACTTTTTTCTTTTTTGGTTTTGGAGCTGGTTTTTCTCCTAATGGTAAATTTTCGTATAGACCTAATAATGAAATTGGTCCTTTATTTTCTTTAATTTCTAAATAACCAGTACCAACTTCTCCTTCAGGGTAATCTTTTTTAGTAGCTTCACCATATCCACCACCAACACCTGGGTCTTTAACCATTTTACCTTTACCTAAACCTGGTAGCTCTTCTTTATATCCAATTCCTTCAACACCAAATTGAGCATCTTCAACATAAAATAAAGGATTTTTTTCTAAATTCTTTTTTACTATGTCTTTTAATTCTTGTTCTGTTTTATCTGCATTTTTAGGATTTTTCATTTCTGTATAATAACCACGAAGATATTCTTCAAAATTCATGTTATTAACATCATTTTCATCCTTATAATCATATCCAGCAGTTTCTAAATCAACAACAGCTTTGGTAGGTTTTTTTTCTACTGCCTTTGCTTCCTCAGCTACTAAATTCATATTTTCATCAAAGATAGCAAACCAATCTGGTTTGTTATTTTTTGCAGAATTGCCCATGCCTAATGAAATACCTTCTGTAATTATATGTCCATGTTTTAAACTAGCTACAGTTTCAGATAATGTAGCAGCATTGCGAACTATATTAGGAAACTGACTTTTAGCAGCTTTCATAAATACTTCTTTATTTCCTTTTCCTTCGGAAATTAAATTGTACTGTTCTTGTAATGTTTTTTGTTTCATTTTATTTTCCTTTTAATAAGTCTTTTATGTCTTTAATATAATCTAAAACTAAATCTGTTGGTTTAACTACAGCATATGATGATTCGTTATCATTATAATATTCTACAGTTTCATTTTTAGCATTGCTCAACATTTTATAAATATTGTTAAGTTCTTGTTCTATTTGATCAAATGCAGCTATTCTTTTTTTTTGGAATTCACTTGCACTTTCAGCTTCAAACAATTGCTTAACTTCTAATCCAGAACCTTTCTGGACGTAATTTCCATTTTTATCTTTAGGTACTAATTTATACTTAAATTGTTTAACATAAGCATTATCTTTAACCCCATCTTCAGATGCTTTAGGACCTGGTCCTAAATTAGCACCAATTCCTTCTTTAACATCTGTATAGCCTAATTCTTTATAAGCTTTATCATTTGCTTTTTGACCTTTTCTTCTAAAAGCATAAGGTGTAGCATATTGCATTCCTGTTCCACCTGTAAATGAAGCAGCTCCTGCTCCACCACCTGTAGTAGTCATCTCTTCTAATTGTCTTTTAATTTCAGAGTACTGATCAGGATAATTTTTTCTTAAATGTGTTCTGTATTTATTAAATACATCTTTTAGCTCACGAGCTACATTTTGAATATTTTGATCTTTTTCAGCTTCATCAGTAGTCATTAATATTTTTAATGCTCTAACGGCATCAGACATTTTTTCTAAAGAATCCCCAAATGAAGCTAATTTAATAATTGCGTGTCTTACAGCCCCTGTTTCTTTATCTACCTCATCTGTTTTAAAATAAGTATCTAAATCAGCAGAGAAAAAATCACGTTCCATATCCACAGGGCCATAAGCCGCTTCTAACCTTTTAATTAAAGAAGGTTCTACATCCTTAGGTTTTAATATATTTGAAGTATCGATATCAGCCATGTGTTACAGTAAGTTCTTCTAAAAGATTATGGTATTGGAGTAAATCAACTAAATGATTACTATTTACTTTACATCTTTTATCTAATTCAACAATTAATTTAGAAACTTCTTGCAACTTAATCTTAATTGCTTCATCTTTAGTTTTAGCAATTTCTTCTGTTAATTTAGTTTGAATATATTTAACTTCAGAGTTATAAAATTCTTTCAAACGTGGTGTTGAATCTACGGATTCAATAAATTCTTTAAGAATATGTTTTTGTCTATTATTTAAATCAACATATTTGTCATTAAAATTTTCTAACATAATTTTATATGTTAGTGTTCTAAGATCTTTATCATATGATTTAAATTCTTCAATAACATTTTCTTTTACTTCATTTCTTTCAACAGGGGATGCTGTTAAATGTTCTAATAAAGTTACTTTATTATCAATAATTTGGTTAGGATCTGTACCTGTTTCTTTGTTATATGATTCAAATAAAACATATAAAGCAGCTTGGGCTTTATAATCATGAAGTTTAGTTTGGAATAAATCTTCTACATTATAGTGTTCTTTAAGCTCTTTAATTAAATTATATTTTTCTTTTCTTAACCTAGTACGATTAAGTTTTTTAGAAGATTCAACTACAGTATTTAAAATAACATTAGCTTTTGATTCACCAATATTTTTTGATTTAAATACAGTTTCATATAATTTATATTCTTTACCTAGTTCAGAATTAACAAAATATTTTTTTAATATTTTAATTGCTGGGGAAGTTGCTCCAGATAAAGTATCTGCTGTTATTCGTTTTACTAATACCTCAAAGAGGATACCAGTATTTTTGAATTTGGAATGTTTTATATACATCAATACTTATTTTTTTATAAATATACTAAAATTATTGCTCTTTGATATTTGATTCATCCAAAAGTGAATCTCCTTTTTTATCCTCCTCAAATACTAACTGTTTTTTAGTTGAAGAAGGTATAGAAATATTTTTTAACATTGATTGATGTTTTAGAAAATGAGTATTTTCTTTTAACTTACCATTGTCATTATAATCTTTTTTCATTCCTTCTCTACCTAATCTATCTTTACCAAAGTTATCATCTTGGGTATTTCTATTAGATACTTTTTCTTCAGGTCTGCCTAAAGGTTCATTATCTTTATCATATCCTTTTGGGACATTATTTGGGTCTGAGTCCATTCTACCTTTACCATACAACGAAGCTAAATCGTGTGGTGTACCATATGATTGACCAGTTTCAACTGGGTCGTTACCTTCTGCTTCTATTTGAGATATTCTAAATTTACGTTTAGCATCTTCTCTAATTAAATCTCTATAATCATCATATTGATCTTCACTTAAGTGGAATAGGTGATCATAAATGAAATCAGTTGGGAATAAATTAGTTTCAGTCATTTGAGCAGCTAAATCCATTTTTTCTTTCATCAATGCTACTCTCTCTTGATCATAAATGATTGAAGGGTTAGTTAATGATAACTCAAAATTAGCTAATTGTTCATCTCTATAACCTTGAGTGTATAAATGTACTAATGCAATTTTATATAATTCAGAAGTTATAATACGTTGAATACGTTCAATCGTACGAGCAAAACGAATATCTTGAGCAGCTAGTGTTGCTTTACCATCTGTATTTTCATCATAACCCATAAATGCTTTGGGCACTTTAAGGGCAGCAAATAATTTATCTCTTAAATATTCAACATCCTGGATACCATCCCACTGTAAACCATTTGCACTTTCAATTTTAGTACTTGCATCATTACCTCTAACTGGGATGTAATAATCCTCAAGTAAGTTTTGCATGTTATATTTTAAATTATATTCACCTGTATCTTGATTAATATAAGGAGTACGCTTAAGTTTACTTAATGTTTTTTCCATAAACGCATCTACTTCATTTGGAGGAATAGATCCAACATTCATATAGAAAATACGTTTTTCAGGGGCACGGACAATTCTATGAATTAACATAGCATCTTCCATTAATGTGTATTGTTTAAATAATTTTCTTGCTGGCTCAATATATGATCTACCATAAGGTAGGAAATTCATATCTGTTAATAAACGGAAATGAGCCATTTCATAGTTATCAAATATAACACTTCTACCATTATCTTGGTTAGGTACATTATAATACCCATAATCTGAAGCATCTACACCTTCAGGATCAAATTGATATTTAACTTCTGTTGGATTATCCTTATCTCCTTCTAATCTTTGAATATGGAATGCTGTATAAGGGATAACATTATATACTCCAAATTTTTCAACAATTTCTAATTTAAGGAAGAAATCACCATATTTACACATATTTCTAATCCAAGGCCATAAATTAAATTCTATATTTAAAACATCATAAAATAAATTATATAGAATTTTTTGAATATCTTCATCTGGGGACTTGATTGCTAATACTTCACCCATATCATTTTTAAGGGTAGATTCATCAGCTACAATATCTAACGCAGAAGCAATAATAGCATCTGTATCCATAGCATCATAATCAGAATACAGTGAAGGTCTTAAATATTGATAATTAAAATTAGCTTGTTGCCCATATAATGAAGTACTAGAATTTGAATAAATTCTATTAAACCTATCTACTAAGGCATTAGTTTCATACTCACCGCTTTGTTGTATCTGATTAACATCAAATACTTTAAGTTGATTGCCTCCTGTGTTACGAATAACTACATCTGTAGAGAATAATCTTTGCAATCTTGAAAATAAACCTTTATCTGCCATTTCTTAATTTTATTATAAATATATTATAAAAGCCACTTAATGCTCTCATTTTTTCCACCAACTTCCATATCATATGGATTTTTAACACCATTTGCGGTATAACCACCACTATATGATGTTTTGCTGGATTTAACTGAACCTAATGTTGCTCTCGCCATGTCTAAACTTTGTTGTTGAAATTTCAACGATGTATCTCGTAGGAACATACCAATCCCAAATGACATAACCAAGTCATCATTGTATCCTCCTTGAGCTTCTGGTCTACCATTACGCCAAATAAATACTTTCATTTCTTCCAATAAACGTTTTGAACGAATAGTTACTGATCTATCACCAATAAATTCTCTCATTTTATTAATACAAAGTGGTCTTGTTCTCATTGACATAGTAAAACCAGGTACCATCTCAGAATTACCTTCAAATACCCTTAAATATGATTCTGCTGTACGTTGATCTGATTTTGGTGATTGGTATAAATTTCTATATCCTCTTTCAATAATTGCATCTAATGTAGCCCAACCAATATTAGCATTTTCTACTACTAACATTGCATTATTATATTCTGTAGCTAATCCTGTAAGGAAATAACCAAATTCTTTAGGTGGCATTTGTCCTTTATATTCTGCTACTTGAGTATTGGTTGCAACATCAATTACATGACATGCTGAAAAATCTTTACCATCACCTCTTGCAACATCAGCTGTAATCATATATTCTCTAGAATAATCAGCTGGTTCCCAAATCCATAAATTTTGATCAACACCTCTACGTTCTACAGGGTCTTGAATAGTAGTTTGAGAAATAAAATCAATCCATTCTGAATGGAATACTGTATCACCTGAAGTGCTAAAATCACAATCACATTCTTGTGCTGCCATTCTAGGATCACCTAATAATTCATCTTGTCTTTTTCTCCATTCTTCATCTCGTTCAGGGTGGACATACCAAGGTAATTTAATAGGTAAAAAATCATTTTCATTATTTTCGGCAGAAACCCATGTTTTATGGAACCAATTACCTGTACCATAAGGGGTTGATAATACAATAGCACCACCACCAGTTGCTAATGTTTGTTGAGCCGAAGCCCAAATCTCACCAATTTGATCAATAAATGCTGCCTCATCAATTAATAGTAATGAAACGGCTTCTGATCTACCAGCATCACTACTTGCAGATGTTGCTTTAATTTGTGAACCATTATTTAATCGAAGGGATAATTTGTTATTTTCATCAGCTGGTATTTTAAGCCATGAAGGTAAGTTATCATACATAAACTTAACTTTCGTAACCATATTACGAGCTGTTTCTTGCTTTGTTGCAATACAAAGTACATTTTTGTCTTTATGGAAAGTCATTAACCATAAAGAATAACCTGCAGATAGAGTAGATATACCTAACTGTCTAGATTTTAGAATAATTGAGTAAGGATTATCTCTTAATAAACGTAATGTTTTTTCTTGGAAAGGGTATAAATTAAAAATAACACGTCCACGTTGTGGGTGTTGTATATGACAATACTTTTTCATAAAATGCGCAGGGTCTTGAGCACACTTTAAGTATTCTTGTCTTATTATTTTTTTTAAATCACTCATTTTCCAAGTTTCCAGTACATGCTAAAACCTAGTACAGGTTGGAAATCTTGGTTTAACCCTACCCCAGCACCATATACTTGTTTATTCTTTGTTTTATATAACAATTCTCCCCCTAAATAATTTATTTGATTAGTTCTACCTTTTAAACCAAACCCAACATAAAATTCTCTATTATTAATAAAAACAGTATTAGTAACTGTAGTTGTTGGTATCAATACATTAGGTTGAATTTCTCTAAATAATATAGAATTTCTACTTATAGTATCATTTATAACAATATTCCCTAATGAATCTAAACTTAAGGTATCTGTATAAAAGTATTTAGCATAATAATCTTTTAATATACCTAATGTATCAATATCAGTAGGGATAGTATCGTGTATGGTTTCTATTTTAGTTCTCCACTTAGGAACATACACTAAACTATCAATTTTTAACGTATCCCACTTAGTTACAGTTTCTGTAATAATTGTAGGATCTGTTACTACATTATTATTTTTCTCCCCACTACAAGCCCTCATAAGAAGGATAATCGCAACTAGCACTACTATAAGTAGTGTTTTAATATCTTTAAAGAAGTCCTTCAAGCTCTTTTTTAATTTTTGTTAGTTCTTTTAATCGAGCTAACATTTTTGATTTTTCTGGTT